GTTGAGTGGGATGTTCTTACTGGTCAATTGGAACCAATAGGAATTTCATTTATTATAAAGGGTACAGGTAAGTTGATTGTAGATGCTGCACAGGTATGTAGTGGTATTGCCGCATCTCAAACTTCATTACAGAATGAGATTGATACGTTAAGAACAAGTATAAATCCATATTTTGTTTCTGCCAATACGACAAAAATAACAAAACATGCTTCACAACTTAAATTATGGTCTGCAGAAAGAGTAAAGACTAGAAACCTTGAAGAAGCTACAGGCTTAAATAATTTTCAAAGAGATCTTGAAGTGGCAGTACCAACAGTTGAATCGATAGATCCTCAACTTCCAACCAATAGGGATACAGCAGATAATACTACAATTACCGCAGACAATACATTCATTACTGCAGATAGTCGGTAATAAATAACCTTACGGAGATCACTAATCATGACAAAACAAACAATTAATTTGGGTTCAACTCCTAATGATGGGGCAGGGGATCCTCTGAGATCATCTTTTGATAAGACAAATGATAATTTTAACGAGATTTATACTACCTTTGGTGATGGAAGTACACTTGGTGGTATAGGTGTTTCTGTCGGTATTGCCAATTACGCAAACAATGCAGGTATTGCATCTCATGCACAAGGTATTATTGGAGCACCTGATATAAATGTTGGTATTGTTACTGCCAATGGATTTATAAGTGCAGCAGGTGTAACACCAGTTGAGATCACCCATACTGGAACTACATTAACCTTTACAGTGGTTGGTATTGGATCAACAAACCTGACACTCTCATAACTGTCATAAGATCATTGACAGGACATCCCACATAACCTATAGTACGAGAGTTCATACTAAAATCTATGGAATACGATAGAGAAGATTTCCTCGTCGAGAGTGAAGATGATGAGTATATTGTTAGTTGCGTTGTTGATCTAATGAGACGTACCTTCATTTTGTATTCTAATGAGGGTGATAGTAATACTGTCAATTGTGAAACTTCAGAGGAGTTCATGAATGTTATAGAAGTAATTAGAGCAGTATTACCAGAAAAAATTATTAAGTATATACAACCGTATGAATAAATATTCTTCTAATTTTTATCAAGAAATCCTCACATGTTATGAGTATGAGACCAAAAACACGTCAGTCTATGGAAATGTTATTCTCTGCGAAATGGAATCTTCCCAAGGCGGCAAACAATGCGGATCTAACTTACAAGGAGATGAAAATATGTTTTTCTGAATATGTCAATCTAAATCCTCCCACCTATAAGTGGGTAGAAAATAATCAATTGACCCTTGACATTTGAAGTTGTTCTGATAGGAACCTATATATTTTCAATTGTGAGAGTTGTCAATGAAATATAAGATTGATTCCAAATTTGTTTGGCTCAATGATAAGGCAACTTTGGTATTAATGTACTTTATACAAGGTATTCCATTTACTTTTGATGAATGTGAGGAAGAATATTATTTTGATTATGAAGTTGTTGATGAAGCAAACAATCAACCGGGATATACTATAGATAATGTATATCAAGCATCATACTATTTGATCGATGAAGAATGTCATCCTTTATTATTTGAGTTGGAATTAGAAAACCCTGAACTTTTACCTGTAGAATAATATGAAAATTAATCTCTGGTATTGTGATGATATGGAGCAATGGAGATGGACTTTAACTGGGAATGACACTAGAAAGACTGTTTGGCAAGAGTCAGGACAGAGATCAGATTTGAGAGAAGCGATGAATGATGTTGCAACTACAGTGGAATATTTACTTAGTAAAAATACTGTATAAAAAAAGAAATAAATAAGGTATAAGAAGACTTGTGCACAGGTTGAAGTAAAATGCCATTATCGCGTCTCGATAACTTTCTCAAGAATGTCCGTGGAAATATCCTTTATGTAGACCCTAATAGTTTAGATGCTACTGATAGCATTACTAACCAGGGTAATTCTCTTGCCAGACCTTTCAAAACTATTCAAAGAGCTCTAGTAGAATCTTCAAGATTCTCCTACCAGAAAGGTCTGGATAATGATAGATTTGAAAAGACAACTATTATGTTGGCTCCTGGTGAGCACTTTGTAGATAATAGACCTGGATGGATACCAGATGGGTCAAATAATTATAAATTACGAAATGGTCAAACAAGTACAGAATTTGAACAATTTGATATATATACCAATTTTGATGTAAATAGTCCTAATAACCAACTTTACAAATTGAATAGTATCTATGGTGGTGTCATCATCCCTAGAGGTACTTCTATTGTTGGTCAGGATCTTCGTAAGTGTAAAATCCGTCCTCTGTATGTTCCAAGTCCAGAGAATGATGATATTGAGAGATCTGCTGTTTTTAGAATAACTGGTGGTTGTTATTTAAACCAATTTACGGTCTTTGATGCTGATCCAAACGGTAATGCATATAAAGATTATACTGATAATACGTCTGTTCCTAATTTTTCACACCATAAACTGACTACTTTTGAGTATGCTGATGGTGTTAATAATGTAGAAATTGATGATGAGTTTATTAGTAACTATTCTACTAATAGAACTGATCTACAGATGTATTATGAAAAGATTGGTATTGCATATGGTCCATCTTCTGGTCGTGCAATCAATCCTGACTATCCAAGTTCTGGTGTTGATATTCAATCAAAGGTTGATGAGTATCGTATTGTTGGTCCAACTGGTGGAAGTGTAGGTGTAAGTAGTATTAGAGCAGGTGATGGTTCAACCGCATCTACAACAATTACTGTCACTCTGAGTGAAGGTATTAAGGGATTGAATGTTGACACTTACTTCCAAACCAATGGTGTCACTGATCAATCATATAACGGTACATTTGTTGCAACTCAAATTCTTGCTACAGATGGAGAAGGTAAGGCAACATCTTTCACATATGATACATCGACAGTTCCTTCAAATGCACTACCATCAGTAACAGGTGTATCAATCGAACTATCTAGTGATACAGTATCTGGTGCTTCTCCATATATCTTTAACTGTTCATTGAGATCAGTTTATGGTATGTGTGGTATGCATGCCGATGGGTCTAGGGCATCTGGATTCAAGTCAATGGTTGTTGCCCAGTTTACGGGTGTCAGTCTCCAGGTTGATGATAATGCATTCGTAAGATATAATGAGTCTAATGGTACATATGATGATTCATCGTCAGTAGATAATATTCACTCAGATTCTGAAGCAAAATATAAACCAGAATATTCTAATTACCATATTAAGGCATCCAACAACGCAATTATTCAGTTGGTGTCTATCTTTGCAATTGGTTTCTCAGAACACTTTACAACAGAATCTGGTGGTGATTTCTCAGTTACCAACTCTAATTCCAACTTTGGTCAGCTTTCTCTGAAATCTGGTGGTTATAAAGAAGAAGCATTTGGTGTTGATGACATTGGGTATATCAGTAACATTATTACACCAAAAAGAATTGATTCTACAAATATTAATCTTGAATATGATTCTATTGATGTTGTCAGAACTATTGGTATAGGGTCAACAAGTAGGCTTTATCTATACAATAAAAATAATCCAGATATCAAACCAAATTCTAAGATTCAGGGTTATAGGGTTGGTGCAAAGAGTGATGATAAACTTTATGTTATTATTCCTGATGGTAGTGAATCTAAGACATATGAATCAACAATTGTGATGCCAGATAATAACACTGGTTCAAGCAATGTGACCAGTGTTAAAGTTTCATCAGTTGGTAGTGCTGTAGGAACAGGTAATAGTATTGGTAGTAATATACTCACCTTCACTGAGGACCATAAATTCTTGAATGGTGAAAGCATCAGAATTCTGAGTGATAATTCAAGACTTCCTGATGGTCTTGAAAATAGTTACCTTTATTATGCAATAACAGATGGTCTAAATGCCAATCAAATTAAGATTGCACAGACTCAAAAAGATGCAGAGTTTGGAACAGAACGTACTATTAACAATCTTGGTGGTAATCTGACCGTTCAAAGTAGAGTTAGTGATAAAGTTTCTGGTAATATTGGTCACCCAATTCAGTTTGACTCTAGTGTCAATCAATGGTATGTGACCGTTGGATCTGCTGCAACTGAAAATACAATATATTCCAAATTGGTAAGTTTGGGAGCCACTACTCTTGGAGACACTACTTCCAGAACGTATATTACAAGAATTCCTGACAACAGATCATCTGATGATAGAATTTATAAGTACAGATATGTAATTCCTGGTTCATCAGGAATTGGAACTGCTAGAGTTCCTAAAGATAGTTTTATTCTTCAGGAATCTAATAATGTTATTGGTCAGACAGACACAGAAGTAGAACTACAATATAACCCAGGATCTGTTACTATGAGTAACAGTGGTCAATTGAGAAATCCTTCTTATATCTCTGATGTAAAATATGATAGTGGAATCGCATTCTATCTGACAGAAAGAAATCATCAACTTTCAATTGGATCTACAGTTGAAATTAACAATGTAACCAGCACAAACTTTACTGTAGGAACCGCACAATCTGGTTATAATGGTAAGTTTAAAGTTATTGGTATTCAAAGTGCAAGATCATTCTCTGTTGAAGGTGTTTCTACTGATCCTGGAACATTTACCAATAATACTTCCAACAGAAGCCCAAGTCTTCCTACTTTCAAACGTAAGAACTTCAATAATGATTATTTTGTTTATGATGTTGAACAGGTTGAAGAATATGTTCCTTCACAACAGGATGGTGTTTATTATCTGACTATTCTTAATACCTCAAACACTCCTCAGGTTGCACCATTTGATAATTCAAGTAAGTATAGTTTCAGACAACCTGTTGTCAACCTTTATCCACAACTTGATAGAGATAATCCAGAATCTGATCCAGAACCATCTGTAACCTATGCAAAACCAGATCGTATTGGTAGGACTGTTATTAGTGATCCAAAAAATAGTATCAGTAAAGAAACTCTTGATTTAATTACTAATGAAGTTAATTCTGGTATAGGTATAACCGATATCCAAACTTCAGAAGATGGATCAAACATTATAATCTTCACTGACCGTGATCATGGATTAAATCAACTCACCAACGTAAGTATTGCAAACTCTGGTGCTGGATATGGTAATGGTACTGGTGGAACAGAAAATCTCTATAATGCAGTTCTTTCTGGTTCACTATCTGGAACTGGTGCTCTGGCAAGAATCACTGTTGATTCTTCTGGTGGTGTTACTGATGTTCATATTATGAACAGTGGTAGTGGGTATGTTCCGACTCAAACATTGAATATTGTTGGAACTTCTCAGACCACTGGTTATTCACAAGCATCTGTCACTGTTGATAAAGTCTACAACAACATTAACGATACCATTCAAATTTCTGGTGTAGTTTCTGACAATTACGTTCAGTATAATCAACTCTATAGAATTTCTGAAATTATTAATAACAGTTCTATTAGAGCAATCCCAGTTGATACAATTACTTCTGGTATTAATACCACAGGAATTGGTTCTGTTACAACTATAGATTCATCATTCAGTCTTACAGGTCCAACTCTTGGTATTAGTACATTTGTATATGATAATACTAGTGGGTTGGCAACAGTCACCACAGCTCAAGGTCATGGTCTGAGAATTAATAACACTGTAAGAATTGGTGGGGTGGATTCGGAGTTCTTCAATAAAGAATTCCTTGTTAGTGATAATGTAGGAATTAATACTTTTACAATTAATGTTGGTGTTAACACTGTTAACCCAGGAACTGGTGGAACAATTCGTGCATACAAAACAAGTACCAGCTCACAGGGTGGAAATCTTACAATTGGTTCTGATGAACTATTTGGTGGAAGAGACATTAATTCTTATGCTGGTATTACAACAGTCATTTCGTCAGAAATTTCTAATACAACGACTGATGAGATTAATATTAGAAATGTCACAGATTTCAATTTCCAAATTGGTGATTATCTGAGAGTTGATGATGAAATTGTAAGAATTAAAACGACTGTAGGAACTAACCCTGTTAAGGTCTTCAGGGGCTTGATGGGTACCAGACCTACAACTCACTTAGATGAAAGTGTGATCAAGAAGGTCATTGTTACACCTGTTGAATTTAGAAGAAATTCAATCATCCGTGCTTCCGGTCATACTTTTGAATATCTTGGTTATGGTCCTGGTAATTACTCTACTTCACTACCAATTAAACAGAAGAAACAACTTTCTGTTGATGAGCAACTAAATTCCCAGGCACAATCTTCTGGTGGTGGTGTTGTTGTTTATACTGGTATGAATGATGCTGGTGACTTCTTCATCGGTAATAAGAGAATTTCTTCCAACACAGGTAAAGAAATTGTTTATGATACTCCTATTCAAACTGTAACTGGTGAAGACTTTGTTAATGGTGAAAATTCATCCTTCGGTATTGATGTCCTTGAGACCCAGGAAGTCATCGCTTCTAGAGCACTGAAAGTTAATGGTGGTCCTTCAAATAATATTCTTTCGGAGTTTGATGGACCAGTCGTATTCAATGAGAAACTAACTTCTACATCTAATAATGGTATTGAAGCTAATTCAATCTTCCTTCAGGGTGATGCCATTGTTTCTAGAAACTATACTGTAGGAATTGCAATTCCTACAGAAGCAGGAAATCCTGGTGATGTTGTTTATAATGCAAATCCAACAAAGGGTGGAACCATTGGTTGGACTTATACTGTAGAAAATGGTTGGTATGCTTTTGGTGGTGTTACCTCTGATGGTAATCAGTTTATCTTTGAAAAGGTTGGTATTGGAACAACAACTGCAGGAAATTGTACTCTGAAGGTTGGTTCTGGTACTTCAGAACTCTGTGTTAATGAGCATGGTGTTGGTATTGGTGGTAGCATGGCTACTGCGACAGATAAACTAGTAGTCAATGGTAGTGTTGTTGCAGTCGCATTCACAGGTGATGGTTCTGGTCTTACTAATCTCCTGAATGATAGTTTGTTCACAGGAGTTCAATCTGGTTTAGGAACTGGTATTCATCCAATTGGTGATTTGAACGTCGGTTTCGGTACTGACACATTTGATAACACCTACACACTTCATGTTGGTTCTCCTGGAACAGGTAAGACTGATCTTCTTATTAATAATCAATCTAGATTTATTGGAACTGCCGACTTCGCAGATGTCAATACATCTGGAACATTAATAGCAAGTGAAGTTGATATTAAAAGTGGAACGGTCCAGGCTGGTGTCATCACGGCAACCAGTGAACTGAGAGTTGGTACAGCTAACACTATATTCTCCGCTACTTCTGGTGTTGGTATCGGAACAGCAACTCCAAGAGATGACTTGGATGTTGAGGGTAGAGCAAGACTGAAGTCTTATTATGAAACTACTCAAACATTACTTTCCGCGTCAAATCGTGTTGAAATTGACATTGCGAAAGGTCAGTCTTTCACCCATACAACAACTGAAAGTGTTGATGATTTCAGAATTATCAATCCCCCATCAGGTGGAACCTTTGCTTTCACCTTGAAGATTATTCAAGGAACTACACCCAGAGGAGTTGGTATTGATACGTTTGTCAATAGTGGTGGTAGTACAGTCGATGTCTTCTGGCCTGCTGGTGTTACACCTGTTATTACTCAGACGGGTGGGGCTACTGATATCTACTCTTTCATGAGTTTCGATGGTGGTTCTACACTGTATGGTGGAGTTGTTGGTCAGAACTTCACCTAAATACCTTGAAGGAGAATTGTGAACAATGATACCCGCCTCTCTTAGACATTTCAGAACACCAAATACCAACTTATACTTGAATGGTCCGATTCTACAAATCGTTAAAAACCCTTCAAGTGTGACTGTTGATGGTGGTACGACTGTTGTTTTTAGTGGTTTTGCCACAGCAACATTTGAACAGAATCCAACGGCTATTTTGGATGGTGAGGTAACTTATAGATGGTATCATGTAGATACATCTACACCAGTACTAGAAGGAACAAAGTATGTTGGTACAGCAACTTCTCAATTAACTATTAATAATCCAGTATCACCAGATGATAATTTAGATAAATTTTATTTTGAATCAGGTTATACACCAAGTGCTGAACTTGATGGTTATCTGAACGATCCGACTTCGGGGAATGCAACAAATGAGTAGTATTCGGTCAGTTGAAGCACTTCTTACAGTACTTCCAGTTGTTACAATTACCTCTCAACCACAAAGTATAAGAACTGCGATAGATGTTGATACATCATTTACTATAGAAGCATCTACTACAGACACTAGATATATCATCCAATACTATTGGACAATTGATGATGTAATACAAAATAATTCAAATTCTAGAATTTTTACTATTTCAGGATCTGAGATAGGTGAAAAAAAGGTAAGAGCATATGCATATATTGACGTTACTTCAGAAAATGAGGGTAACATTGTTACTAATAGATCAATTAGTTCTTCTGATGAAGTAACCTGGAATATTGGTCCACCAAGAAGTATTATTAGATTTGAAGGATTTACACCAACAGGTGGATATAAGTATGTTGATGCCAACCTTGATGACGGTGATTTTACTCTTGATGACTCAATTTTTGATAGTACTTACAATATCGTAACTTATTACGCAAGAGAAAAGGATCTTGACCTTACAATGCATATGGATGGAGCCCCTGGTGAGACAGATCCTCCTAATGCTCAAAATCCTGGAGAAGGTGGAAGATCCTCAGTTACACTTAATCATACACAAAATATTGAACATACGGTCTTAGGAACTACCAACAACTCTGCAGTATTTCTTTATAGAGGATCAAATTTATTATTGGTTGTAGGACAAGGTGGTTCTGGTAATGGTGGTGATGGTGGTGGTGTTAATGTTGCTGGTGCTAATGGTTATAATAATGTTGCTGATGGTGGTCAATTAATCCCTATAGGTAGTTTAAATTTAAATGGTGAGTTTGGATCTAATTTAACCAATGTAACCCTACAATCAGGGGATACGTTAGCAAACCCACCTCAAGGCGGAAGAACTATTTCTTGTTCCAAGGGTTCTTATTGGACTGGATTGGGTATATCACCTTGTGAGGATAATTCTACAAGTCGAATTAAATTCCGAATTGCAGATGGAACGGAAGTTATTTTAAGTGATAATATTATCAGAGGATTTAAATCAGGATATACAATCACCAGTACAGAAGGTAGAGCAGAAAACTCAACAACTGGTGTAGGTGGTAGAGGTGCAACTGGTGGATCTGGTACATCACTAACTGGATATGGAGGTGGAGGAGGATCAGGTTATAGTGATGGTACTGCAACAATTTTTATTACTCAACTTGGCGGAGTTCCTGTAGGTGAGAAGGCAAAAATTAAATTTAGTCTTGTACCACCACCACCACAAACTAAGACCGGAACAGTTACTCATGGATTTAATAATAGTACTAATACGGATATATTCTTGAGTTTTGATGGTGCTATCGTAGATTGTGAACCACAAAACCGTGGTTCAGCAGATAGACAGGGAGGTACGGGGGAACATCTTAAGTATTATATCCTTACTATGAATAGTAATTATACCAATCTTTCTGTTGAGATGCTTCAGGATGCCACAGCTGGTGGTGGTCCTGGTATGGGTCTACGGCCAACTAAGATTGAAAAGACTGATGATTATAGATGGAGTATTTGGTTCAATAAAGCAATTGGATTTAATAGCTTTGCTAGAAATTGGTCAGTAACGGGAAGTTAATAAATAATAAATAAATAGAGAGGTGGATAGTGAAACCTCTGAGGTATCAATGGCCGTTAACAAGAACTTTGTAGTCAAAAATGGTGTAGAGGTTTCTACAGATCTCATCTATGCCGATAATAGTATTGATAAGGTTGGTATTGGTACGACTACGCCAGGAGCCAAACTTGAAGTTATTGGAGATATTGTAGGTGTAGGACTTACTTTATCAGGATCAACTACTGGAACAGATGCCAATTATTCGGGTATTGTTACTGCGAGTAGTGGTTTAGAAGTTGGATCAGGTGGAACTTCCATTACTGTTGATGTAACCAACAACAGTGCAGGATTTAACACTACAACACCTGATACTAGGTACGTTTTAGATGTTCAAGCAGGTGCTGGTCAATCAGCAGCTAACTTTGGTGGTGGAGTTGATATTGAAGGTGACTTAAATGTTACTGGTTCCTTTTCTGGAACGATTAATACATTAAATAATCCAACAATTATTGGTGTAGTCACTGCAAATGATGCAGAGATTTACACACAGTTTAATATTATAAACAATAGTACATCTGCTTATCAATATCAGGCAACTGGTATTGGTTTCACACAGAATACTGATAACCCAATCCTTTATCTGATTAGGGGTAAGAAGTATCATTTCAATCTGAATGCAACGGCACACCCATTCTATATTAAAGCGCCTGAAGCAGGTATTCATTCAACTGGAACCACACTCCTCTATGATGATGGAGTTGAAGGACAAGGAACAGAAGTAGGTATTCTTACTTTCAAGGTTCCATATAATGGACCAAGTAATGTTTATTACCAGTGTTCTGTTCATACCGGCATGGGTAATACCATGTACCTGTTGGATGGAACTGGAATAGGTGGTGGTGGTGGTGGATCAACTGGAATTTCCAGTATCACTGTCATGGATGATGGTTCTGTAGTTGGTTTTACAACAATATTAAATGTTACTGGAGATGGGGTATCTGCCACTATTAACAGTAATAGAATTGATATCGATGTTCCTGGTACTGCAGATTGGGCTGGTATTGGTTCTCCTATCAAGTAT